AAGAAAGCATTAGTATCAGTTAAATAATGATTAACTGAATAACCTTCTGGAATCACGCCATTTGTTTTAATAGCATTAATGTCGTTGTCAGCCGTACCTACCCTATAATCACTTTGTAAAAGTCTAGTAGCTACAAACTGTAAGTCTGAAGGTACAATTAACTTTTTAGGTCTAGCAGCAATTTTTAATCCCCTATCATCAGTATATTTACCGATTTGAATGATTGCATCTTCTAAAGAAGTTTCATTCAAGTCAGCACCTGCTGATGGGCGGTTGCTGTTAGTTCCACCATTTACAAGCGGATGTGCTGTGCTAAATAAAGCAACATCATCTCCACTTTTAAAAGAGGTAGAAAAACCATTGTTAAGTGGATTAGCAGCTTTTACTTGCTTAGTGTAAGCCATTGCGCGAGCCAAAGCTTTAGTATACCTTCCAGACAGAGAAACATAGAGGTTATCTTCCATTGCTTCTTCTGTAATTGAGTATCCCATTGCAATTGTTTCATGCGTGTAACGAGCTACAAAAGATTCTTGTGCAGTATCATAAGTGATAGCTGAACCTTCATCTTTTACTGGAGCAGCTCCAAAACCTGATAGTTTCAATTCTTCTTCAAAACTTCTTTCAGAATTTTCTGAAACATAGATTTCTTCATGCTCATTTTCATATGAACCATATTCTTCGCCAAATAAAGCATTCAATCCAGGTAGGAGTTGTTTAAGCTCATTTGCTCTTGATATAGCAGCCATAATTTATCTCCTATTATCCTATACCAGTTGTGTTAAGCAACTGATGCCCAACATTAACCATGACAAGTACATCTGTAAAAGCATCGCCTACTGCACTATCTGGTCCGTCAACAAAGTCAACGATCTTTAAAGGTAGTGTATTAGTAGTTGCTGCGGTAGATATACCAACTGTGTTTTTGCTTTGTCCGATTGCTGTGCTTCCTGCTGTTTGCACTACGTTACAGTTTTTACCTAAATCATCTAGGGTTGCTGCGCCATTGCATTGCATTTGCATTAGTACAAACGGATCGGTAGCAACATACGCAACAATATCATCCGCAACTGTTGAAGCTGGGAATTGATTGTTAGGTGTAAATTGCTTTGTAGTTGGGTCAGTGTAAGCACAACCAAGGAAAACACCAATGGTAGTCAAAGAACTTGTACCAGTATCTTTTTCGATAGTGGTATTAGGATTTTGATCTGCCCATTTTACAAAATCACCATAGAATATTGCTGTTGCAAATCCGCTAGTGATTGGATAATGTGTTACTTTTCCCTGAAAAGGACTTCCAACAACTGTTCCAACAGGTCTAGCTCCATGTGGAGTTGCTACTGTAGACATAATTGTCTCCTTATGCTGTTAAGTATTAACTTAACAAAAATTAATTATTAAAGATTCTTTATGAATCTCTACCAAAAGAGGTCTTCGATTTGCGCTCAAACACTTGTTTGGTTGCCATTCGATTATCCTGATCCTTAAAATATACATTGTCTACGGATTCCATCTGAGATTTTGCAAGATTTTCAAAATGATTATCTCTAGCTTTTGCTCTATCCGCAGGCATTTTGCATAATAATTGACCACCAATTTCAACATTGCCTTTTTTAGCCCATTCTGAATTATGATCCATCATATGAATCTGTAACTCTGCGTGGTCTTCTAATCTGCAAGGCAACCAGCCTTCACGAAATCTTCGTGATACATTAGGATTATCAGATTGACCTAACAAGGCTGTTCTGATGTACCTAAATACCCATCCTATCTGTGGGTCTGGTGTCGGTAAATTAGCAGAATTTTCCCAGCTTTGTATGTGCTGAGTAGCCTCTCGGCTTTCTGTCTCTCTAGGAGTACGCTCTTGGTTTTCAGGAGAATCTTTTGTAACTGGGGTTTTTGTATTATTTTTAACTTCAGTCATATTAAGACTCCTTTAATAATTGATTTGCATACATTTCAGGACTTATGCCAAGTTGTCGAGCTCTTTTAACTTGAGTCTGATTTATACGAATTTGCGTGGGTTTTTTATTTCCGCTATCCCTCGATGCGGATGCAACAACTGTTGAAGGTTGTCGTTTTGGTGTTGTATACCCTTGTGAAGATTCTGCTTCATTTACAGGTTGTACACCGAAAAAGTTAGGAAATTGACCTTTCATTGCTGAATCAACTTCTTTGTAATATTGTTGTGATTTACTAGCTGGGTCTACTCCCTTTGCCTGTAGAGATTGATCTACATACATTGCAAAAGATGTCATTTCCTTATGTGCTGGATCAGTTCCCATAAACCAAGGATTCCTTGATGACCATGCTTGCATATCTGGATCAAGCTGTGGTTTCTGTGGCTGAATAGGCTGCACAGGCATTTTATTAACAACTTCTTGTTGTACATTTGCTGCCATTGAAGAAGATTGTTGTTCTGCAAGCGTTGCTCTTGATAACAACTCTTGTGCTTTTGACATTTCATCAGCATTGCCTTCTTCGTATGCTTTTTTGAAAGAATCTTGAGCGTTTTGTTTTGCCCATAAAGCGTTGTTATATGCTTGTTTATTTAATACTTCACCGCCTTGTTCAACCATAGCTTGCAGCTTTTGGTTTTCAGACATTACAGTTTGTAATCTTGTAATTGCTTCTTTGGATTCTCTTGCAGCAGCTTCTTTAGCTCTGCGTTCTTCATGATACTCGTATTTAATTTTTGCTATTCTATCAGCAGCTCGCTTCGAGTAATTTTCTATTTCTTTGTCTACTGTTTCATCATCGACTTCAGGCGAAGCATCTTCTGCTTTTGCAGGTCTACGATCAGCTTCAGGTGTGTCATCAACTACTTCTACCTCAAGACCTTCTGGAATTTTATTGTCAATTTCTACTGACTTACCAAAAAATTTGTCTTCTGTAGTTTGTTGTTTTGTTTCTTGAACAACTGGTTCTTCATTTATAATTTCTGTTTTACTCATGCTCTCACCACTCCTGTAGGATCACTAACAACTGCTTCGACAGTATCGTCATTTATTAACCGAAACTCTTGTCCATACATTTTCATGCGAGTGCCTGAATAAGCTCTAAATACAACCCAATCTCCTTTTTTACACCAAGGACCATTTGGGAATCTATTACTATCTTGATAACACTCTGTACCTAGTTTTAAAACATAACCGCAAATATTACTGACTTCTTCATCTTTTACAGTTGAAGTTGCTTTGATGATGCCACCTTCAGTTTTTGTATCTGTTTTAGGCATAGCTATTAAAATCTTCCAGCCTTTAGGTTGAGGCAGTTGATTTTTAGCTTCATCGGTTAATTTAGGTATTTTTACGTTATCAATCTTATGTTTAGTAATGATTTTTGTATCCATATATATTTGCACGACTTTAGGAGTCGAGTTCCTATTTTTCCAAGTTCCTTTGAACAAAATCCAAAAGTTCTCGTTCTGCGAGGGCTAATCCCTCTATAATACCAGCCATTTTTTGATACTCGGAGAAGTCTTTACAAGCTCCTGTACTCATATGGTCAGCGTGATCGTTCATAAAAGTCCGAAGCTTTATTTTCATATGCTCGGATAATGATAGTTCTGTGCTAGCAATGTTCATACATATTACTTTATGATTGCATTATTATTTCTTTTAACTATCTTCAAGCAAATCTTTAGCCAAGTCAACTCCTTTTAAAAAGTCATCTGTCGCTTTTTGATTATCTAACTGGTCTGCTTTTAATAATTCACTAGCAGCTTTAGAACCTATTTGCGCTCCAGCTATTTGTGTTTGAGATTTAATTCTTTCTCTTTCTATTGCATCTCTGTTAGCAGCTTTAGCAGCATCAAGTTGTAAACGCTTCTCACCTTCTTCTGCTCTACGCAATGCTTCTTGTTCTTTAATAGCTACTTCTTTTTCTTTAGCTTGTATTAGTGGGTCTTTTTGCATTTCTTGTACACGAAGTTTCTCTGCTCTTTGTTGAGAAGTACCTAGAACTCTTTGTGCTGCTTCTGCAACCAAGCTAGAAATTCGTTTTTCCATATCAGCAGGTAGCGGTTCACCAAGAGGCGGTAACTCAACACC